CTTGATTTAATTCGAGATGCTGCGACCATGCGTGCGGAAGAACATGCCACCACAGTGCTGTTTGTCATGCGGGTCGGACCAGACGCGTACAAAGACGCCACCAAGTTCCCTTCGGGTGCATGGTGCAAAGAAGGCGACTTTGTGCTTGTGCGCACCTACACAGGTACGCGTTTCAAGGTGTTTGGTAAGGAGTTCAGGGTTCTGAACGACGACCAAATTGAGTGTGTTGTACAAGACCCACGCGGTTACACCCGCGCATAAGGAGCAGAAATGAACGAATACAAGTTCCCGGACGAACTGGACGACAAAAACGTCGCGCTGGAAGTCTCTACCGACAACGATGTCGAAGTTGAGATCGTTGACGACACCCCCGAACGTGACCGTGGCCGCAAACCGCTCGGCCGTGATGTGGCTGACCCCACGGACGACGAGATTGAGACCTACTCTGATGGCGTCAAGAAGCGCATCAAGGAGCTCACCCATGCACGTCACGACGAACGACGCGCTAAAGAGGCGCTGTTGCGTGAAAAGCAAGAGCTTGAACGCCTTGCCCACCACATGGTGTCGGAAAACAACCGCCTCAAGCAGTACGTCAACACCGGCACGGAGCACTACGCCGCTTCTCAGCTATCACTGGCTGAAACGGAAGTGGAGAAAGCCAAGCGGCAGCTCAAGGAAGCCACCGAATCTTTTGACACCGACGGCGTCGTTGCAGCGCAAGATGCGTTGATGGACGCCAAGATGAAAGTGAATGCTGCAAAAAATTTCAGACCCACTCCTTTACAGGTGGATGAAATTAATGTACAAACACAGCAAACGGAAGTACCCCGTCAAGAATTGGACGAAAAGACTGTTCGCTGGCAGGCAAAAAACCAGTGGTTCGGGAACGCGGGGTACGAGGAAGTCACCAGCTTTGCACTAGGGCTGCACCAAAAACTAGTGAACTCCGGGGTTGATCCCCGCTCTGACAGTTACTTCGAGCAAATTGATGCTCGCCTGAAGTCTACGTTCCCCGAAGTTTTCGGTGGTACGGAAGACCGGCCGAAATCCGGCGATGGCTCCCGACGACCTACCTCGGTTGTTGCGCCAGCGACTCGTTCGACTGGAGCAAGAAAAATCCAACTGACCCCTACGCAAGTTGCGTTGGCAAAAAAGTACGGACTGACCCCGCAGCAATACGCTGCTGAAGTAGCAAAACTGGAGAAATCAAATGGCTGAAACAATCAACCGGAACCCTCGTGACCTTGTGTCACGCGATAAAACGACTCGGTACGTGTATACACCCCCGAGTGCACTGCCTGATCCTACCCCTGAACCCGGTATGGTGTATCGCTGGATTGCGACACACGTACTTGGCGAAGCACAAAACACGAACGTGTCTACCAAGATGCGGGAAGGTTGGGAACCGGTCAAAGCAGTCGATCATCCGGAACTGATGCTGGAGGGTAATGCGAAGACTGGCAACGTCGAAATCGGTGGCCTCATGCTCTGCAAGATGCCCCGTGAACGTGCGCAAGCCCGTGATGAGTATTACGCCAAACAAGCTCAGGCCCAGATGGAGTCTGTTGATAACAGTTTCATGCGAAACAATGACCCCCGCATGCCGCTTTTCGCTGACCGCAAGTCATCGACCAGTCGCGGTGGTGGTTTTGGTTCTGGTTCTAAATAAACTTAGGAGTCCTTAAATGGCATCTACTGCTTCTCCCTACGGCCTGCGTGCCGTAAACGAGATCGGCGGTCTTCCATACGCTGGAAGCACTCGCACTTTCTTGATCGACCCAGCTGGTACAGCTGCGAACATTTACAACGGCTCGCCCGTGTATGTGAACGCAAACGGCTATCTGGCCGTGGCTACTGCTACTGGCGCTGACGCGACTACAAACGGTTTTCCTGTTGGTACGGCCAACACCGGTATCGTTGGTATTTTCGTTGGTTGCTCGTATGTCAACGCTCAAGGTCAGCAAATCTTTGCTCAGTACTACCCCACCGGCACAACCGGCGTGGTGACTGCACAAGTGATTGATGATCCAGATGTCGTGTTCCAAGTCCAGTCCGCTGGCTCGGTGACACAAGCCGCTCTCGGTGCAAACTTGTTCTTCTCAACTGGCGCTGTGGCAACTGGTAGCACAACTACCGGTAACTCCACTGCTTCCGTTGTGGCGGGCTCTTCTGCCGTGACAACTACGGCTGCTTTCCGTGTTGTGGGTTTCCCCAACTCGGTCGGCTTCTCAGTTGTTGGCGACGCATTCACTGACGTGTTTGTGAAGATCAACCCCGGCTATCACAGCTACACCAACGCCGTTGGCCTGTAAGGAGTAACTCACCATGGCAATTTCACGCGCACAACTGCTCAAAGAGCTGCTCCCCGGTCTGAACGCTTTGTTCGGTTTGGAATATGCACGCTACGGCGAGCAACACAAAGAACTCTACGAAACAGAGAAATCTGAGCGTTCGTTCGAAGAAGAAACCAAGCTGTCCGGTTTTGGCGCTGCTCCTGTCAAGAACGAAGGCTCCGCCATCGCTTACGACAACGCGCAGGAAGCCTTCACTGCACGCTACACCCACGAAACCATTGCTCTGGGCTTCTCCATCACGGAAGAAGCTGTGGAAGACAACCTGTACGACAGTCTGTCTGCCCGCTACACCAAGGCTTTGGCTCGCGGTATGGCTTACACCAAGCAAGTTAAAGGTGCTTCCACTTTGAACAACGGCTTTAGCGGTTCCTACCTCGGTGGTGACGGCGTTTCCTTGTTCGGTAACAACTCCAGCGGCACTCGCGTTGGTCACCCACTCGTGGGCGGCGGTGTTAACTTCAACAGCCCAACCACTGGTGTTGATTTGAACGAGACTTCGCTGGAAAACGCAACGATCCAGATTGCTGCTTGGACTGATGAACGCGGTCTGTTGATTGCTGCCAAGCCAGTCAAGTTGGTGATCCCACCAGCACTGATGTTCGTTGCCAAGCGTCTGCTTGACACTGAGCTGCGTGTTGGCACTGCTGACAACGATATCAACGCGTTGAAGCAGATGGGCACCATCTCTGGTGGTTACACCGTCAACAACTTCTTGACCGACAACAACGCTTGGTTCCTTTGCACCGACGTTCCAAACGGCATGAAGCACTTCGAGCGTACCGCCTTGACAACGTCAATGGATGGTGATTTCGATACCGGCAACGTCCGTTACAAGGCCCGCGAGCGTTACAGTTTCGGCTGGTCGGACCCCCTCGGCATGTGGGGCAGCTCCGGTTCGTCCTGAACCTAGTACGTAAAGTACTCCAAAAAGGCCCTTCGGGGCCTTTTTTCTTGCCTGTTTGACTTTTGCGGTGTGTCTGGTATATTACCTGTTACTAAGTCACAGGAGTCAGCATGGATACAGAAACACTTCCAAAAACTCGGGCCGAGGCTAAAGCCGTTGGCGCTTCACACTATTTCACCGGAGAGCCGTGCAAGCACGGACACGTTGCCCCCCGCAAGACCAAGGGTGCGTGTATAGAGTGCCTGAAGGTCGAATGGCAGGCCGCAGCGGAAACCCGCGCAGAGTACTTCCGGGAGTACAACAAGCGGGAGGACATCAAAGACCGTAAGAACGAGTGGTATCAAGAAAACCGCGAGGCCGTCATTGCTGCTGCGGCAACACGACCTGCCGCCGTTTTGCGGGAGTACCGCAATGCGTGGAAGGCAAACAACAAAACGCAGGTTCGGGCAGACACCAAGGCACGCAGGCGGAAGCACCGAGACGCCACCCCGCTGTGGTTGACGCGGAAGCAGAAGTCAGAAATTCGCCAGCTCTACCAAATCGCCATCACCATGACGCAGACGACGGGGGAGCAGTACGTTGTCGATCACATCGTGCCCCTGCGCGGAGAGTCCGTTTGCGGCCTGCACGTGCCATGGAACCTGCGGGTCATCACGCAAGAAGAAAACTTGAAAAAGTCCAACAAGCACGTTGACCACGCTACAGACCAGTGATATAGTGCAAACACTCCCGGACTTTTCCGGTGTATCTGACGGCTCCGGGCCGACGTCATGCAGACAGAT